CGCAGCTCCGGACGCGCCGGGGCCCCGGAGGCGAGCGGGTATTCGGTGACCACGGCCTGCCCGGTCAGCCCGAAGTCGACGTAGCGCACCGGGCCGCCCCCGTCGTAGCGCCCGAGGACGACCGGGGCGCGGTCGACGGTGAGCTTGTTGGCGCCGGCGGTGAGCGCGTCAAAGCTCACGACGGAACCGCCCCCGAGTACGGCACCTCGAGCCCGAGGTCGCGGAGCTGCTGGGCGAGGATGTCGTAGTTCATGCGCAGGTTGAACTGCACGGGCCGAGACGCGAGGTCGCGCATCCATGCGACGATCGCCTGGTCTCCCGCACTCACACCCTGCTCGACGCCGCGGCCGATTCCGCCGGAGAGCGAGTTGGCGTACATCTCACTCGCCTCCTCGAGCGCCTTGCGCGTCGCCTCCGAGCCGGCCCGCGCACCCTCGGGGAGCGTGCGCTTCAAGGCGGCGGCGAGATCCTCGACGGCGGACAGCGAGCCGCCCCCGATCGCATCCTTGAGCCGGTCGAAGTCCGCCGGCACGTTCAGCCCCTGGTAGCTCGAGGCGGCGGCGGCCAGGTCCTCGAGCTTGGGCCCGAACCCCTTGAGCAGCTCGCCGGCGGAGGCCCCGCGCTCCACCAGCGCCTCGAAGTCGCCGACGAGCTTGCCCATCGCCTCCTCGACGTCGGCCCGGGTCATCACGCCGTAATAGGCCGCGGTCGCGTCGGCCTGCGCGGCGAAGGCTGCGGCCTGCTCCCACTGCGTCGCGGTGGCGGCCGCAGTCGCGTCAGCCTGTGCCCGACTGGCGATGCTCTGCTGGTTCTGCGCAGCCGCGAGCCTCAGAACGCGATCGTGGAGCTCGGCGACGCGGGCGGCGTTCTCCTTGGTGTGCTCGCTGTTGTACGCCCACTCCGGGCCGGACAGCTTGAGCTTGCCGATGAGCAGGTCGAGCTGGTCCGCCGCGCCGCGGAAACGGTCCTCGTTCTTGGCGAGAAGCTCGGCGTACTCCGACACCGGAGGGCCTGCCGTGTCCTTGAGGAAGTTGGAGAACCCGGTCCACTTGTCGAGCAGCGTGGTGAGCTCGTAGGCGACCCCGAAGACTGCTGTGGCGAGGCCGGCCATCGAGAGCGCCGTCGCCGGCGAGAGCTTGGTGAAGTCGATCGCTTGGCTGGACAGCGTGCCGAACGCTGCGGCACCCGCGAGAACCGAGTCACCGAGGCCGGCCACCCCGGAGACGGCGTCCCTTGTCGCCGCGTCGACGCCGCCGATCGCCTTGACGGCCTGGCTCGCGGCGCCCGAGACGTCTCCGGCGAACTGCCCGGCGACCTTGCCGGCGAGCAGCAGCGGGTTCTTGACCCCCGACTCGAGGTGCGTCCCGACCTTCTCCGCGGCCTTCCCGAAGTCGTCGACGTGCGCGCCGGCCGCGGCGAGCTTCTCCTGAAACTCGCTCGTGTCGGCACCGATCCGACCGACGATCCGCCCGAGTGCTCCGCCGCCGGCCATCACTTACCCTTCGCGAAGTGCAGGAAGTCGGCCCACGCCTGGTCGCCCTCCACCCGGCGAGCCTCGCCGGAGACGGGCAGGCCGACGCCGTGAAACGCCATCCACCCGGCGAACTCGGAGGAGCTCATGCGGTCGAGAAGGTCGCTCACGGTCATCCCGAGACGGTCGGCGAGCCAGAACGAGAACCACCGTTCGGCCCGCCCGAGGAGTTTTTTCGCAGCTCCTCGATGTCCTGCGGCGTCACAAGGGAGAGCCGCGCCGCCACCTCGTAGAGCTCGACGATCGGAGCGGACGGTATCGAGCCGAGCAGCTCGACGTCGCCGTCGGCGAACAGCCGCTCGCCGTTGGAGTCGCGCAACGCGCGCACGAGCAGACGCGCACGGAAGTTGTCATAGAGCTCGCCCCGCTTGGCGGCCTCGCGCGTCTCGTGGTCGAAGGAGTCGCGCTCGCGGGCGGTCAGCTCCCAGACGGCGACCTGACCGCCGAGCCCGGGGACATCCACGGTCTCGCGCCGCAGCAGCGCGCGCGCCGCGAGGATCTCGTCACGGGTCAGCATGGCGCCCCCTACGAGACCGCGCCCTCGATGAGGAGCTGCACCGGGATCTGCATGATGCCGGACTCCGGGTACTTCTCCTGACCGATGACGACGTCGGCGGCAAACGTCTCCGCGGTGGCGCCCGGAGGCGAGATCTTGAAGGTCTCGCGGGTGTTGTGCGCGGCGCGCAGCGCGACGTGGGCCGTCACCGCGGGGTCGTACCCCAGCGTGAACGACACGACGCCGCCGTCCTTGAGCCCGAAGATGTGCTCCTTGTGGCCGGTGGTGTTGGACTGGTTGGGCACCGTGATCCGGTCGGCCTTCGGCCGCTGGTAGTCGATGTCGCCGACGTAGGTGATCTCGGTGAACGCCGTCGTCATCGCGATGGTGGTGCCGTGCGCGAACTTGGCCATGCTGACCTCCCTACTCGCTGTACTCGATATCCAGGACCACCTCGGCCTGGAACGTTTCGGTGTCCGGCACGAACGAGACCTCGGGCTCGTGCGCCACGACGCGACCGCGCGAGAGCGTCCCCCAGCCGGTCGTCGCGGAGAGCGCGGCCTGCATCGTCGAGCCAAGCGCCGCCGCCGCCGGCTGCGTGTCCGCGTACCCGCGGCATGACACCTGCGCGCTGTGGAGCCCGGACGGCCCGGAATGGAACGTGAACTCCTGGTCGGCCGTGATGTCGTACACCACGTAGGGGCGGTCGGCGTCCTGCGGCGCGACGGTCGGAAAGACCCTGGTCGCGACGAGCGCCGCCATCCCGGCGTCCGAGGTGAGCCGCGCGAACAGCCCCCGCTCGAGCTTCATGCCCTACCTTCGCTGGTCGTCTGCTCGAGGATCTGCGATGCGATCCGCTCGAGCATCTCGACCGTGAGCGACGCGCGGTTTCCGAAGAGCACAGGACGGATGAACGGCTGCGCCGCCATGTTCGGTCGCCGCTTGCCCTGGATGGAGCGGCCGCGCTCGAGCGCCTGGAGCCGCTTGCCCTGCTGGCTCAGCTTGCCGTTGCGCTTGCGGAACTCGATGTCGGTCGACAGCTTGCCCGCGCGCTGCAGGGCGGTCGTCGCGTCGTAGTTGGCGCGGCGGCGCTGCGTGCGCGCCGACGGGCCGCGCGTGGCCTTATCCCCCAAGCCGAACTCCTGGAACAGGCCGTAGTAGACGTCGGGCGACAGTGCGATGGTGAAGTGGCAGTAGCCGGGCCCGGCCTTCAGGAAGTTCGGGTTGATCCCGCGCGAGAGCGCCCCGGTCAAACGCGGAGCGAGCGCCGCCATGAGCGCGCCGGCCTTCGAGGCGACATCGGCGACGATCGGGATGATGACCGGCCCGCTGGCGGCCTCGCTCATGGCGAGCAGGCGGTCCTTCACCTCCCGCGAGCCCTCGAGCGTGAGGTAGACGCGGTCTGCCATCAGGTCGCCTCGAGGCACAGCAGCGTGAGGTACCGGCGCCGGCCGTCCTGGTCGAGGACCGCCTCGACGTCGAACACGCGCGCGCCGAACACCACGCGCATCGACGCGACGACGTCGGGGCGGTAGCGGATCCGCACGGTGGTGCTCACGGACGCATTGACCTGCTGCGCGAGCAGCGCCTCCCGCCCACCGGCCGCCTTGATCTCGGCCCACACAGTGGCGAGGTCGGCCCACACAGGGGTGGTCGCCCCGGTGAGGTCCTGGGTCGCGGCGCCCTCCTGCCTCTGCTGGATGACCACGCGATTGCGAAGGGCACCGGCGCCGCTCATGCCACCACCTCGCGCAGGCGCAGCACGGCATCCTCGATGCTCGCGCGGTACGCCAGACGCTCGGCGTCCGAAAGCCCGCCGAGAGTGTCGGAGCAGACCAGGCGGTCGGTGAACTGCGCCGGGATACCGCGGTGGATCGACCCAGGGCGCGCGCGATCGAAGATCTCGGCGAGCCAGACGTCGTGGAACTGGCTCGCGGTCACGAGGCCGAGCCGCTCGTAGGCGGCCCGGGAGATGATCGGGAACCAGTCCCGGTTCCCGCGGTTGTTCTGGCAGGTGAGTAGGAGCGGCGCCGCGTGATCGTAGCGGCGGATCACGTCATCCCAGCCGGCGGTGTCGCAGCCGACGTCGTCGGCGAACACGAACAGCCAGTCGCCGGAGGCACGCTCGGCGAGCGCGTTGATGGCAACAGGCAGGCCGCGATAGCCGCAGGGCGCGTCGGCGATGACCCCGCTGCACCGCAGCTCCCCGGAGTCGAGCAGCTCCGCGGTCGGTCCGTCCTGGACGTAGAGCAGGACCTCGAGCAGCTCGGGTCGCGCGACGGTCGACAAAACGTCTGCGAGCGTCCGGCGCAGCTCCTCCGGACGGCCCCAGGTCGGCAGCAGCAGGGAGATCCTCGCCGGCATCAGGTCGTCCGCACGAAGCTCGTCGGGTCGCCGACGTAGCGGCGACCGCCGTGGTGCCCCAGGATGATCGTCGGGTCGAGCCAGATCTGCCCGCCCAGGTCGCGCCACCGACGGCAGAAGGAGAAATCCTCGCCGAGCAGGGTCCCGTCGACGATGCGCACCGAGAAGAAGTCGTGCAGGTACGGCTCGGCGCCCGGCGTCGAGGAGCCGGATCCCTCGTAGCGGAGCTCGGGGTGCGCGGCCATCATCCGCTCGAACACCGAGCGCTTGATCAGCAGGAATCCGGCGCCGCACGCGGCGATCTCGACCAGGCCGGCCTCGTCGACCTCGAGCTCCTCGATCGAGGGGAGGAGCGGCGCGAAGGTCCACTGCGACGGCTCCACCTTCATGGGGTAGGTCGCTGCCACGATGTCGCGGTCGCGCTCGAGGAGACGCACGATCGCTCCCTCCGGCCAGTCGATGTCGGCGTCGATGAACAGCAGGTGCGAGGTCTCGGGCCGCGCGAGAGCCCACGCGACGCAGGTGTTTCTTGCCCTCGACACCAGCGAGTCGTTCGACGCCGTGAGCCAGACGTGCGGGACGTCGGCCGCGCGCAGCTCCTGCACCGTCTTGAGCGCAGCGTTGAAGTACGGGACGGTGAGCACGCCCCCGTAGCACGGCGTCGCGATCACGAGTCCCGTCACACCGGCAGGAAGGCTCACTGGTCGTACTCCGCGACGATCTTGTCGGAGTTGATCAGCGCCTCGACCGCCAAATCGACCTGCGAGGAGATGGTGCCGTTGACCACGGCCTCGCGGTTCTCGTACCAGTGGCCGATCAGGAGCTTGATCGCCTGGACCGCGCAGCTCGGCGCAGGCCGATCCTCGCCGTGCCCCGCGTCGTACGTCACGCGCACTGCACCGGCGACCGGCAGCGTCGCCGGCCAGGAGGTGCCGTAGGCCGGCTCGATGGTGGATGGCCTCCCATCCGCGTTCGCGCGGTACGCGGAGCTGCCGAGCGTCTGGCTCACCCCGTCGCCGCCGAGGTACGTGATGGACACGACCGCGGAGAGGGGCGACCTCGGCAGCTTGATCCTCCCCGCCGGGAAGGCGTCGAGCACCAGGAGGAAGCGCTGCACCGTGAGAGCGCGGTCCATCCGCTTCTCGATCGTCTCCTGTGCCGCCGCCGAGATCTCCTCGACGTCGGGCGTCTCGGACTGGTCCGTCGAGCGGACGTGACGCATCGCCGCCTCGGCCTTGACGAGCAACTCGGAGGCGAGCGGCTTGACCAGGACGACGAGGTTCACGAGCGCGCCTTGCCCTTCCTGCCGGGCTTGCTCGCATCGGCCGGCTCTCCGAGCCCGGCTCCCGGCGGTCCCTCGGAGAGGACCGGGGCCCCGGCGACAGGCGCCGGGACGTCGACGATCAGCTCGGCGATCGGGCCTCCCAGCCGCGGCGCAACCAGGCGCGCGGTCTCGGCCTCGGCGAAGCCGGCGACCTCGCCGGCGTTGTACGGCATCCAGTTGCGCAGGAACCTCACGAGCATGGGGCCTCCGAGAACGCCGATCGCGGATCGGCCGTGTAGGCGGTGATCCCGTGGTGGCCGAGCTGGACCGAGGGATCGAGCCAGATCTCGCCGCCGAGGTGCCGCCACCGATTGCAGAAGGCGATGTCCTCGCCGTAGAACGTGCCGTTGATGGTGCCGACCGGGCCGAAGAGATCCCAGGCGTCGAGCGGCGTCTCGTTGCCGGTGTGGACGAAGCGCGTCTCCGGGGCGGCCGCGATCATGCGCTCGATGGCCTCCCGCTTGACGAGCATGAACCCGGCGCCGGCGCCGGAGATCCTCACGAGACCACTGGCAACCTCGCAGATCGTCTCGCCGTGAGCCGACGGCTCGAGGCAGAAGTTCCACCGCACCTCCGGGATCTTCTGCCGGTAGGCGCCGCAGACGATGTCCTTGTCGTGGAGCAGGAGCTTCACAACATCCTCCGCCTGCCAGCTCATGTCGGCGTCGATCATCAGAAAGTGGCTGGCGTCGGTCTGGAGGAACTTCGCGACGAGCAGGGCCCGCGCCCGGGGGATGAAGCTGTCCCCGGCGTTGATGTGCACCTGATGGGAGATGCCCTTCTGGATGCAGAGGGTCACCGTCCGCACCATAGAGAGAAGGAAGGGGCTCGTCACCTGGCCCCCGTACGCCGGCGTCGCGATGACGAGCCCCGTGAACTTCGACATGACGTTGCCCCCGCCTACGCGGAGGGGATCTCCTGCAGGCCGCCGAGGACCGCGACCCCGGCGCCCATGACCGCGGTGTCGGTGCCGGTGTGCGAGAGGTCCGGCAGGGCCGTCACCCGCACGTACTTCAGGCACTTGTTGAGGTCGACGCCGGCGCGCGCCACACCGTACTCCGTGGTGCCGCCGGTGCCGCCGGTGAGCGTGAGCGCCGTCGCCTCCGCGACCACCGCGGTGAAACCGCTGTTGCTGGTCGAGGAGTGCTCGACGGTGAGCTTGACGGTGAGCGTCTTCGCCTCGGTCAGCACCGCCGTGCACGGGATCTCGAAGCTGATCGACTCCGCCTTGTAGCTGGTCGTGTCGATCGCCGAGCCGTTGACGGTGGTGGCGTCCCCGCTGCCCGCCGCGGTGAGCGACGTGCTGGCGATGGCGTAGATCGACTTGATCAGCGCCTTGATGTTGCGTCCCAGGGCTTCCATCTCTGACCTCCAGGGGGTCAAGGGCCGCCGAAGCGGCCCCGTTCACTGCTGCGCGTGGAACTTCGAAGGACTCGCGGACTGCGGCGCCGCCTACGCGCCCCAGGTGACGCCGGTCATGACGCAGACGCCGGCGTTGTGGAACATCGCGAAGTCGTTGGACAGGATCAGGCGCACGATGGTCTGGTCCTTGGAGAACGCGGACACCAGGGTGCCGGTCTCGTCCTTGTACGACGCCTCGGTGGAGACGTCGGCGCGCAGGTTCTCAGCGTCGCCGATGACGCACTCCGCCGCATCCCACAGGTAGACCTCGGACTCGGTGCCGCCGCCGAGGTTGATCGGGATGGACGTGGTCATCCCGAAGGGGTAGCCCATCAGGATGCCGTTGTCCATCGACGGGAACACCCGGAAGCCGTTGGAGTTGAGCAGGTACTGGAGGTACAGCGCCACGCGGGGCGCGAACCCCCAGAACGGCTTGCGGAAGGGGATGTTGGCGTTGGCGAGCGCCAGGACGATCCGCTGCAGGTCGGCCTGGATCTTCGCCACGTCCGGGGTCCCGGTCATCGTGAGCAGGTTGCTGCCCGCCGCGATGTTCCGCAGGCCCTTGATGTTGGCGCCGACGCCGGAGCCGCGGAGGAAGTCGACGTCCTCCGCGACACGGATGCCCTCGATCCCCTGACTCGTCGCGTAGGCGTCGATCCGCTGCGCCGAGAAGTTGATGAGGTCGTTGGAGATGGGGATCATCCCGAGCATCTTCTTCGCGGTCAGGGTGACCGACCCGAAGGTCGGGTTCGAGGCGTTGACCTCGGTGCCCTCGGCGACGCGCGAGAAGGTCGCCCCGCCGACGGCCCGGGTGATGGTGGTCTGGCCGTTGGGCAGCGGGACCACCTCGGCGCCGGAGCGGCGCATCAGGGCCTGGGCCTGCAGCAGCGGCACGATGCTCGCGTAGAGCTGCTGCGGGATGGTGGTGCCACCCTTCTCCGGGTCGCCGGCGACGAGCGCGGCGTGCACGTAGTCCGTGTCGCCGAACTTCGCCTTGTACCAGGCGGCGGGGTCGACCTTGAGGACGTGCGCCGCGACCTTCGCGGCGAGCAGCCGGCCGAACGGCACGCCGGGGCGGGCCAGGGCGTTGGGGTCGCCGACGCTGGCGGCGGCCGCCGGAGCGTCGGGGGTGATCGGGTCGAGCGGCCTGGCGGTGGCGGCGAGCTCGCGCTCGTGCGCCTCCGCCTGCTCGTGGCGCTTCTTGAGCGCCGCGTGCTCGGCCGTCAGGTCGTCCCACTGCTTCTGCTGCTCGGGGGTGAGCGGGTTGGCGCCGGCCGCGGCGTTGATCGCCTCGATCGCGGCGCGCTTGTCCGCCATCGCCTTGAGCAGCGCGATGATGTGGTCACGCATGGTCGTCTCCCTACAGGTTCAGTAGCGCGAGCTGGCGGGTGCGCCACTCGAGCGAGCCGCGGAAGGAACGCTCCGCGGGGGCGTCGGTCGCCGCCGGAGCGGGTGTGCCCGGGGCGGCGGTGGTCTGCTGCGGCTCTGCGGCCACCTCGCCGGCGAGGCGCGCGCGCTCGCCGGCAAGCTCGGCCGGGGTGATGGTCGTGACGGGGGTGATGTCGTCGACGGACGCGAGGTGCACGGTGTCCGGGAGCATCAGGAGCTTGGCCCCCGGGTAGAACTCGGCGAACTGCTCGCGCAGGGCAGAGACCTCCTTGCGCGGAATGGGGGCATCGAGGTTCATCACGTATCTCGGCTCGCCGACGAGCGCCCGCGCCCAGGCGCGGACCGGACCGACGTCGAGGCCCGCGGACGCCGCGACGCGCAGCGCCTCGGGCTCGGCCGGGATCGGGACGAACGAGATCTCGAGGAGCTCCTGGCGGATGAACGCGACCTCCCACCCCCCATCCTCGGTCTCGACGTAGTCCCACTCGAGTGGTAGCCAGCCGGCGGAGACGGCGCGCAGGAACCCGCCGCGGTAGAGGCGCAGCACGCTCTCGCACAGCTCGCCCGCCTCGCCGGTGATCGTGCCCGCCGGGACCCACAGCGAGGCGACCTTGAGGTAGTCGCCGTCGATCCAGACGCGCTCGCCGGATGCGAAGGGCAGGCCGTGAGAGCCGGAGCCCTTCCAGCTCCCGTCGTCGTGGCACCACAGCATGACGGGGTTGCGCTGGTAGTTGGCCAGCTCCCACCCGTCCGGGTTGACGCGGTGGCCGTTGCGGTTGGTCTTGGCCGTGGTGACGACGAAGGTCATACGGCGCTCGTTGTCCGGATCCGGCTCGACCGCGGCGACGAAGTTGGCGTAGACGACGGCGTTGCCGGGGATGAGCTCGCGCGACGGGCGCGTCGTGCTGGCGCGGACGCGGCGCTCGAGCTCGTCGAGCCAGACAACTGGCCTGGTGGGCTTGTCGCTCATGGCAGCTCCTAACTGGACGGCGCGGCCCAGGTGCGTTGGTAGACGACGATCTTGATCGACCCTGCCGTGGGCGTGGCACCCGCGGTCGTGATCCGCAGCGCAGCCGCGGACGGCTGGATCGGCGAGAGTCCCTGGCTGGCAACCGTCGGCAAGCGGTGGGCATAGCAGTAGCCGGTCGCTCCGGCGGTCACGGTCGACTGCGTGCCGCAGAACCGGGCGGCGTTGGTGCCGTCGCCGATGGTGAATCCCGTCACCTCGGCGCCGGCGACCGTGGCTCCAAGGGTCCCCGCGCCGTCGATGGTGAGGTTGCCGGAGTCCTCGGTGAAGACGATGGCGTTGCCGGCGGTCCCCGGCGCCACTGCGGTGATGACCACGGTATCGCCGTCGCCGTCCGCGGGGGTCACGGTGGCCAGGTCCGTCGAGACCGCGGCGACGATGTTCGTGACGCAGGCCGCGGCGGTGCCCCCGACCGTGACTTCACCGGTGCCGCCCCGCGCGGTGACCCATGTGAAGGTCTGATCGTCGACGGCAAAGGTGTCGGCCGCGGCGCCGGAGACGGTGCCGCCGAGCACCCCTGCACCGTCCATCGAGGTGGTCGAGGCCGACTCGGTAAAGGTGAGGCTGTTGCCGGCGGTGCCGGCCGCCGCCGCGGTGACGACGACGGTATCCCCGTCGCCGTCGGCAGCGTCGACGGTGGCCAAGTCGAGGTTGATGGCGGTGACGGCGTTCGTGACCGCGGCCGGCGCGTCGACTCCGACAGTGACCTCGCCGGCGACCGCGCGATTCGTGACCCAGGTGAACGTCTGCGCGCCGACGACGAAGCTGTCCGCGGCCGCGCCGGCGACGGTGGTGCCGAGCGTGCCGGCACCGTCGACGGAGGTGACGCTCGAGGACTCGGTGAAGACGATCGCGTTGCCGGCGGTGCCGGCGGTCGCCGCGCTGACCACGACGGTATCGCCAGCCCCGTCGGAGGCGGTGACGGTGGCCAGGTCCGCGGTGATCGCGGCGATCGCGTTGGTGACGCACGCCGCGGCGGTGCCGCCGATCGTGACCTCGCCGAGTACAGCCCTCGACGCTACCCACGTGAACTCCTGGTCGTCGATGGTGAACGTGTCCGCATCGGCGCCGGAGATCCACCCGCCGAGGGTGTCAGACCCGTCGACCGTCATGTTGGTCGACGCCTCCGTGAAGGCGATCGCGTTGCCGGCGGCGCCGGGCGTGACCGCGGTGACGAGGACCGTCGAGCCAAGCGCCGAGGCGGTGACCGTGGCAAGGTCAGCGGTAATCGCCGTGACGATGTTCGCGGCGGCCGCGGCGGCGCTGGCACCGATCGTCACCTCGCCGACACCGCCGCGGCTGGCCTTCCATGTGAACTCCTGCGCCCCGACCTGGAACGTCTCGTCGGCGGTCGCGACGCCGCTCATCGTGATCGTGCCGGCGGCGGCGATGACGCCGTGCGGCACGCCGGTAAAGGTGAGGGTGCCGGCCGCCCGAATTGCCTGGTGCGGCGCCCCAGTGAAACTCATCGTGCCGACAGCCGCGACGGAAGCCGACGGCACACCGGTCAGCGTCATCGTGCCCACGGCGTGCACGCCCTCGAGCGCCTCCTGGACCCTGTACGTGATCCAGCCGATCTCGGAGTTGGCGTGGAGGATCTCCTCGGCGGTGTCGGTGGTGGCGCCGGCGACCGAGATCGTGACGGTCTCGCCGTCGACGGTGTCGGTCTGGTTGCCTCCACCGCCGGTTCCTGGCACGACGTGCGCCGGGCTGTCGAGCGAGGTGTCGGACCCGATCGAGCCGGCGAGAGCGAACGAAGTGGTCCACGTGGGGACCCCGTCTCCGTTGGTCTTGAGGACCGAGCTCGCCGCGGTGGCTAGGCCACCGACGGTGTTGGATGCACTCGAATACAGGAGTTGGTTGACGGTGGTGGTCGCCGGCCAGGTGGCGGTGGTGTACGCCGGGGCCCGCGCCGTGCCTTGCGACCTGAGGAGCTGACCGGCGGTCGTGGTACCGGGGAGGTCGCCGAGCTGCAGCAGCCGGAACGTCGGACGGGCGCTCGAGCCGGACACCGGGCCGAGGAGGCAGAGGTTCGCGGCCTGCTCGCGGAAGGCGAGGTCGCCTCCGAGCGTGACGATCGGAGACTGCGCGACCGCCGGCGCAGCGACGAGGACGGCGAGGAACAGCGCGAGGTGACTTCTACGCATGACGGCTCCCTTCCGGGCCCAGAGCTTTGCGGATGAACTCCACGAAACGCGGGTCGAGATCCGCGTTTGCCTTCGTGCCATTGCCATTCCCGAGCTCGGCGGTGGGATCGAGGGGGATCCTCACCATGTTCACCGGGTCGAGGAGCACGTCGCCCTCGGGCCCAATGGGGTTCTCGTCCTCACGGACGAGGATCTTGTTCACGGTCAACCACCCCCACTGCCGGCCGATCGCGTAGGACTGGTAGCGGGTGAGGAGGTCGGTGCGAAGCAGCGCGCCGCGGTTGTACTGCGGCCAGACGACGTCGAGCTCGTCTGGGGTGAATAGGTCGCGCTGCATCGCCTGCTCGTGCGCAGTCAGGTGCAGATCGAGGGTCGTCGCCAGGAACGCTCGGAACCGCTCGGCGACGCCGGTCCCCCAGCTCGTGACCGCGGAGGTGTGCTGCGCCAGCTCCGGCGGCACACCGTAGATCTGGCACTTCTCCTCGACAGCGAGCTTGCGGAGCTCGATCGTCTCGAGGTCGGTCGACTTGAACGTGTTGATCGGCTCGAACTTGACATCGGACGGCAGCACGGCCGTCTTGTGAAGGTTGCCGAGCCCGGTGTGGGCCTCCTGCCACGATACCTTGGCGGCGGCCTTCGCCTCCGCAGATAGTGTGGTGGGGATGCTCAGGATCCCGGACACCACGCCGCCGTTCGACATCATCCGCGCGTTGTACTCGCGGGCGGCGAACCCGAGCCCGATCGCCTCCTTGCACTTGTCGATCGGGGAGATCCCCGTGTACCCGTTCTCCGACGCGATCCACGAGCGCAACATCTCGTAGCGGCTGACCCAGATCACGCGGCTCGACGGGTAGAGCGTGACCTGGTACACCGGTGTTCCGTCCTCGGTGACGTAGCAGACGACGCTCGAGGTCTTGACCGGGTTGATGGACTCGAGCGTCCCGTCCTGCCTCCAAAACAGCAGGGAGTAGCTCGTGCCAAAGATCAGCTCCTGCAGCGCCGAATACTGACGCCACTCGTAGCTGGTCATCCACTGGTTCGGCTGGTACGCCAACCGCATGTAGTTCGGGTGAGAGCGGTCGATATCGGCGCCGCCGTCCTTCCGCGCACGGTAGACCTTGAGCGGCAGGAAGGCGCGCAGCCCCGACAGCAGCATCACGCACCGGAGGATGGTCGGGTCGGAGAGCGCACTCTCTGGAGTCACGCGCACACCAGACGCGGTCTTTCCGCCTCCCATCGCCTCGAGCAGCCACGATCCCGGCGACGATAGGTTCGTGAGGCCGCCAGCATTTTCGACAGCGGCGGTGATGCGGCGGGCGAGGTAGCTCACGTGCGGTGCTCCACCCGGCCCATGGCGAGCCCGGCCACGATCGCCATGAGGCCGACCACCAGCGGCGCGGCCGGGCGGTAGATCCACCACAGGCCAACCCAAACACCTGCGGCGCCGGCGACGATGAGCAGGTCGGGCAGCGCGCGACCGATCAGGGCGCCCGCGGCGCGGGCCCCGGTGGCGAACTGCGCGCACAGTTTTGCCACCGCGCCCGCGAGGGCGCGGAAGTTGAGGGTTCTCGGCATGGTCACCAGACCTCGACGACTCCGTTCCACGGCTCGGCAGGCTGCGCGGCGACGCCGACCTCGACGACCATCGCGCGGCTCACGGCCATCAGTAGGGCGACGGCGCCGTCGATCTTCTGCTCGGGCTGGTTGATCTCCTTGCGCGGGTAGACCTCGCCCTTGGCGTCCTCATGGGCGACGACGTTGGAGACCATCCACGTGAGCACGGGATTGCCGTCATGGTGGAACCGGCCGGACGCGGAGGCCGCCGTCAGCTCCTTCATCGCCGGCGAGAAGTTCTTCACCAGCGGCCGGACCTCGACGGCGGTAATGCCGTCCGCCGCGAGGTTCTGCGCGAGCTGTGTGGCGCGCCACGGATCGTAGTCGACCTCGCGCAGCCGGACCGGGGCGACCTCACTCGTGGCGTCCGCGCGGATCTCACGCTCGATGAGCCCGAGGTCGATTTCGTTCTCCGAGGTGACGGTGAGGTGGCCCTGCCGCGCCCACGCCTGATAGTCCGTGTTCTTCGGGTCCCGCGCGCGCGCCTCGGGGACGTAGTGCCGCGAGAAGGCGAAGTAGTGCCGCTGCGTCTTCGTGCGTCCGGGGCCGTCCTCGACGGTGACCTCACGCACGTAGAGGTCGACACGCGAGGCGACGTCGATCTTGGTCGCGAGGTCGAGCCCGATGAACAGGTCAAGGTCGGCAACCGACTCGCGGGTGAGCGAGGTATCCTCGCACTTCGCCCAGTGGGCCATGTTGAACCACGCGGTGCGGGCGTTGCACCACTCGTCGAGGTGCTTGGTGCGGAGGATGTTCTGCCGCCCGGCGTTGGTGAGCGCCTCGGCGTGCTGCGCCTTCAGGTAGTCGGGCTCGAGCGAGACGCCGTAGTTCGGGTTCGCCTTGATCCAGTTCGCAAAGTCGGTCCAGTCGTCGGCTTCGTCGAGGCCGTACATGATGGCGAAAAGCCGGTCGTTCTCGAGGATGCCCTTCAGGAGCTTCTGGCACTGGGCGTCCTTCGCGAAGCACGGACCGGCGAGGTTGACACCGGCGGTGGTGACGATGAGCCGCAGCGGTTGGCGCCGCGAGCCCATGCCGGTGTCCATCGCATCGTACTGCTCGCTGGTGTCGTGCTCGTGAAACTCGTCGTGGATCGCGCAGTGCGGCGAGGCGCCGTCGCCCGGTTTCCCGATGAGCGGCAGGAACCGCGAGCCGGTGCGCGCCGAGTAGATGCTGCCCGGGTTCTCGATGGTGCCCGCCTGGTCGATGGCGAATTTCGCCTTGAACCCAGGCGACTTGTCCGCCATCGCCCACGCCGGGCGGAACACCTCGAGGGCCTGCTTCTCGGTGGTGGCGCCGGAGTACACCTCGGCTCCGGGCTCGCCGTCTGCCGAGAGCATGAAGAGCCCGATCGCCGCGGCGAAGGTAGACTTGCCGTTCTTCCGCGGGACACGGATGTACGCCTCGGTGAAGCGCCGCAGCCCGTCGGACTTCTTCACCCACCCGAAGATCACGCAGGCGATGAAGCACTGCCACGGCTCCAGCTTGAGACGCTGCCCGGTGAGCGCGCCCTTGATGTGGGGCAGCAGCTCGGCGAAGCGGCAGAACCGCTCGGCCTTCTCGCGATCGAAGCGGTAGGGCCAGTCCGACCGCTTGGCGCGCGCGAGGTCGTCGAGGTGCCGCTGCGCGGCGGCGCGGACGTACTGTCCAGCCGGGAGCTTCCCAGAGGCCACGGCTTTCGCGTACCGCAGGGCCGCGGCGACGTGGGGGGCGAGGGGTGCGGGCATCAGTTAGACGAGGGCTTCGTGGTCGTGGTCGGGGCCTGCGCCGGCGGCGCGTCGAATCCATCCCACTCGTCGGGCGCATCGGCCGGACGCGCCGCGACCTTGGTCTGCATGGCCGGGGTGAGGCCGTACTGCGCCGCGAAGGCGAGCAGGCGCTTGGACGCCTCGGCCGCCTCGAGGAACGCGGTGCGCCGTGCGCGCCCCCTGGCACTCTCGAGTTCGGTCATGCGGCGGCGCCAAATCGAGTACCAACGGCAGTACGCCTCGAGGCCAGCGCGCTGGATCTTCGCCAGGACGCCGGTGCGCAGCAGCTCGGGGGTCACGCGCTCCCACTCCTCGCGCGCGATGACGTCGAGGTCGGGCGGCATGTCGGGGACGCCAAGGGTGAGCTTCGGCTCGTTCGCCGGGAGGGGTCGCTTCCCGCGGTTGCCCTGTAGGCGCTTGAGCGCGGTCGGCTTGGGGTTACGTCCGGCCATCAGCGGCGACCCTCGTCAACCACGACGGTGAACTCCGCCTCGAGCTCGACCTCGGTGAGCGCGGCGAGCGCCGCCACCTGAGCCCGGAACTGCTCGGGGACATCGAGCTTGATCCGTGCCCCATCTCCGTTCCCCGACAGGCTGATCGCGCTCTGGATCGGCGGCAGGTAGCAGCGCAGTTTGATGGATGTCCTCTTCAACGGACAGTCCCATTTCGCGGCACCGGGTTTTGGTCCTGTGCGCCGCTTCGCATCTCGAAACGGTCCAGGGTTTTCGAGTCCCCCTCCCCCTGCCGGCGGACGGCGCCGCGCGGGTCCGCCGCCGTCATGTGACCGCGGCAGAGCGACTCGAGGTTGTCAGCCGAGTCGGGTCCGCCGGCGCGCCGCGCGATCCGATGGTTGACGCCGGACGCCGCGACCGTCCGACCGAGAGCGAGGCAGCGCTCGCAAAGTGGAGACCGCGCGAGTTGCGCGGCGCGGAGCCGACGCCACGTCGCCGAGCGATAGAACCTGTCATCCCGCTCGGGGTCGCGTCGTCTGTCGCGGCCGTAGCGCCGATGCTCAGCCGCTCGACACGCCGGGCACAGGCCGTCTCTCTCGCGCGTGAGTGCGGTCCGGCAGGACCGGCAGGGTCTCGGCGAGGAGCGCGGCATGAAATCGAACGGAGCCGGTCGCCCGGCTCCGGTGACAGCTATCGCAAGCAAGACCAATCTAGGCGCAACCCAGGATGCTTGTCAAGTGCTAGCTTGAAGTATCCCACCCTCAACGCTTTACGCTGTTCCGAAACTCACCGTTCGCGCGCTTCGGTTGGAGACAGCACCCCCGACTTGAGCGGCCAGAGGAAGTCCGGGTCCTGCGCGCCGGCCTCGGCAAACGCCTCCGCGAGGAAGTTCATACCGGCGCGGTATTCGTCCGAATCCGTCAGTCGGCGGAGGATCAGCTCCGAGATGTCGACCGCGCGGCGATAGCTCGCGGCCTCGCGGAGGTCAGCCGGCAATCCGGTGCGGGCGGCCAGCGCTGCCAGGTTGGCTCGATGCACGCGAGCTGCCTTGAGGCCGAGTCGGATGATCGCTGCGGCCTCGACCGCGGAGCAGCACCAGGGGATCTCCTGATCGGCGAACGTGTGGAGCGGACAGCGGAGACCGAGGTGCTCGTCGCGGCGCTCGACCTTCTGCGCGACGGTCATGCACCAGGCGCGCCACCCCGCGATGTCACCGTACGGAGTGGCAACCTTCGCCCCGCGCGCGCCCGACCATCCCCCCTCGCGCATCTCGAGCCACCACTCGAGGATCCGATTGACCTCTCCCCACGACAGCGCGCCGGGGCGGACACCATCGCACGGCGCGTAGATCAAGGCGAGGATCTCGCGGAGCGCCTGCAGCATCCAGCCCGGAATAACGTCGGCGGGCTGCATGCTCACCGCTCCGCGGTCGACCGTTGCACCTGCAAGTGCACGTCGCGCAGGAAGTAGGCAACGTCGATCTGGCTACTCTCGAGCGCCGCGATCACCACGGCGCCAAGCTGCGCGAGCTGACGCACGTACTCGTGGCTGTCCTTCCCGCTCACCTGGCGGGCGACGTCGCCGAGTTCGGACGCCAGGCGCACCAGCTTCGCCTCCGGGCGCTCGGTCCACTGGTCTGGCGCCGTGCCGAGCTCCTCGTCGAGGTCCCGGCGCGACGCGAGGATCATGGTCATCGCTTCGTTGCGGGTCATCGTCCACTCCCCTCTCGCGGACCCTGCACCTTGATCGAGGTCCGCACTGCCATCGCACGCTCGAAGTCCGAGCGACCGTCGTACCTCTGGACGCTGCGCATGTCCCGATGGCGCAAAGCTCGCGCCACCATCAGGTGGTCGTACCCGTGGCGTAGGAGCTCGCTGGCAAACCCCCGCCTGAGTGAGTGCGCCGTGATCTTCCTGGGGAGACCGGCCGCCGCTGTCCGCTTCGCCACGATCGCTCCGACGGCGGCGCCGCCAATCGGGTCACCGGTCATCTTCCCGGCGCTCGTGAGCTTGCGCAGCAGCGGGCCCGGGGCGTGGCCGCGCACGTCGAGCCAGCGCTCCACCCACGGCGCACCGCTGCCGAGGCTGGCGATCGCCGGGTGCGCGCCCTTGCCCATCACCTGCAGCTCGCCCTCGGGCAGGAGGTCCTCGATCTGCACCGCCGCCGCCTCCGCCCGCCGCAGGCCAGCGCAGTAGAGCAGCGCGATTGCCGCCCCGTCGCGCGCACCAGCCGGCGTCGAGTCGGCCTGGCAGACCGCGAGGAGACCATCGACGTCGCCCTGTCGTGGGGCGTGACCGGGGAGCTGATCCATCCGCACCCCGCGGAACGACACCAATCGGCGGTAGTCCTCCTCGCTCAGGTGGGAGTCGCGCCACTCCTCGCGCAGCACGCACCTCAAGGCTGTCAGGCAGCGGTTCACAGTCGCCGGCGCGAGGCGCCGCGCGAGCTCCTGCCGGATGCGCCCGACGATGCTCGACGTCACCCGAAACCAGGCCAACCGCGTCGGGTCCTTCACGGGACGACCCCGCCAGATACGTGCTAGTTCGGCGAGCGCCCAAAGCTGCGAGCGGCGCCCCGAGGGGGACAGGCTCGCAAGGTAACGCTTTGCGGCGTAGCGGGTTTCGTCCCCTGAGCTACCTTCTCTTTCGTGAATGCCTCTTTTCGCAGGTGATACGCGGCGAGACCCCGAGGAGCCTGCTGCCACCGTGCTACGGCGGGCGGCGCGCGGCGACGTCACGGTGGTGGCACGTTGCGTCACGACGCGCCTCCGGGTAGGCCGCCGGCTCCCGGGTCGGACGGGCTTCCGGCGGCGCCATTGGACACCTCCTCAGCAAGCCCTCGCCTCACATCAGCGAGCGGCGTTGGGGCTTCGACTTCCTCGACGATCGCAGCGAGCAGCAGCGCCTGCTCGACGCCGTTGAACCCGCGCTCCTGGAGGTGCGTCATCATCTCCTTGCCCACGTCGAGGACGTCGCGGTGCGACCCCGCGGCGACCGCCGCGAGCGTATGGCGGTAGGGGCCGACGCGCGCCGGGTAGCGGTCACCGAAGAACCGGCGCATCGTGTCGCGCGCCTGGAGGAATTGAGCGGCCAGGAGGATCACCTTGTGCGCGTGCTCGGCCGTGCTCATCAGAGCCTCAAGGATGTTGGCGGCCGACCTGGTCGGCGTGTCGATCGACGTGATCATCTCGTTCCCCCTCTCGCGCGGCATCGCCTTGCGATCTCTGCGGCCCGCGTCGCCAGCTCCTTGGCGCTGGCGCGCAGATCCGCCATCACCTGCGTGTTGGAGGCCGCCGCCGACATCGCGGCGTGGCCGGCGGCCACCTCGAGCTCGAGCGCTGTCTCGCGGCAGCGCTGCGCCTGGTACTCGACCCACCGCGCGAGCGCGGCATCAGCGTCGGGCTCGACGTCCGGCGCGACGCGATACGCGGTGCGCGGCTCGCTCATGACGCCGCCGCCTCGAGATCCGCCGCACACGTGCTGCCGCGCCGCCGCGCGAGGAGTTCCACGGCATCGCGCGTCGCGCCCGATCGACCCGCGACCAGCGCCTCGAGCGCCCACCACAGCTCCGTGTTCTGCTCCTCGAGCCGCGTGATCAGAGCCGTCTTGTCGCGCAGCAGCTTCTTGCACCTCTCCTCGGCGTCCATCCTCAACCCTCCCTCGTGTTCAGACCGTCGGTGTAGCGGGTCGTCGGCCCATCGAAGCGCAGCACGACGCGCCCCGTCCCGCGGCTCCTCGCCTTTGCGACGATGCACAGCGCCCGGCGCGTCTCCTCGTCGTTGCCCTCGGTCTTGCGGTGGAGCAGCAACACGACGTCCGCGTCGTTGGCGATCGAGCCGGACTCCCGCAGGTCGGACAGGCGCGGCTCGTCCGGAGCCGGCATCCCCTCGGGGCGCGGCTTCGTCCCCGCGGCGGCGCCGCGCTGCTCCCGGGCCCGGCTGATCTGCGACAGGCAAATCACCGGCACACCGAGGTCACGGGCCAGCATCTTCATCGCGCGCGACAACGCCGAGACTTCCTCGGTCCGGTTGCCGTGGCGCTGGCCGGTCGTCATAAGCTGCAGGTAGTCGACGACCACCAGGTCGAGCCCGGACCGCAGTTGCAGCGCCTTGCAGCGGCCGCGCAGTTGCCCAGGCGTGACGTGACCCCCGTCCGCGATGTGGAAGTGCGCTCGGTCGAGCTCGGCGGCGGACCATGCCGCCATCCCCCAGTCCCCGCCCAGCTCGTCGTCGAGGCGCCCTTGATGCCTCCCGTGGAGCAACCGCCACTCCGACACCCCGGAGTGCATCGCCAGCGCGCGGTGCGCCAACTCCGCGGCGCTCATCTCGAGCGACACGTACAGCACGATCTTGCCGAGCTCGACCGCGGCGTGCAGCGCGATCCCCATCGCCAGCGAGGTTTTGCCAACGCCGGTGTCGGCGCCAATCACGATGAGCTGACCCGCCTTGAGCCCGTGCAGCTTGGAGTCGAGCGACGCGATGCCGGTCGGCAACCCCGACGGGGCCTCGCCCATTGCCTCCGCACGCAGCAGCCGCAGCTCCTCGTGCGCCACCTCGCCGAGGCGTACCAGCATCCCGTCGGCCCGGCGCGCCTGCAGCTCGGCCAGCCGGTCGGACACCTCATCGAGCGCCTGGGTGGCCGTGACCTCACGCGCCGCTAGCGCGATCGCGTCCTGCCCCAGCCTCATCAGCGCCCGGCGCGTCGAGGCCTGCCTCACAATCGCCGCGTACTCCGCGGCGTTGGGCACGTCGGGCAGCTCGTCGACGAGCCCGGAGACGTAGCCCACGCCGCCGGCCGCATCGAGCTGGCCGGTGTCACGCAGCCATGCCGGCACCGTCACGAAGTCGGGGTTCGCGCGGGAGGCGACCATCTCTCCGATCGTCGCGTACAGGACCCGGTGAGCGTCCGAGAAGAAGTCAGACGGGCGCACGATCGGCGACACGACACCCCATACGGACGGCACTGCCAGCAACGCGCCGAGCACCGCGCGCTCCGCCACCAGGTCGGCCGGCAGCGTCGGCGCAACGGGAGCGGACGCGGAATGCGGCGCGCTCACGAGGCGCTCCGCTGGGCCAGCCAGTCGTCCCAACCGACCGGGACGGCGCCGGACACGACCGCGCGGTCGTACTCCCGCCACCTGGGGTCATCCCCGTGAGCGAGCTGCTCACGGATCAGCAGAGTCGTCGGGTCGGGCGGCGCAGCCGACGGCGCCTCGGTGCCATCGGGCACCCCGACGTATTCGTCCTCCCACCCCCGCCGCTTGATGTAGCGCTCCGGGTCAGGCCACGCAGGCACGAACTGCCCAGCGAGGGACGCGGCATCTCGCCGCGCGGCGTGCTCTGCCGTCAGGCGCGCCAACGCCTCGCGCTCCGCCACTGGCAGGCGCTCGGCGAGCGCTAGCGTCCCCGCCTTGTTGCGGCCGCGGCCGGAGAGTTGCGTGTACACCGTCCACCAGGCGGCAAACCAGTCGGGATACGAGGGAGCACGTCGGTCGGTGGAACCGACCGAAGAGTCGTTAGAAGCTAGTCTCGTCTTACTCCGGGCCTCCGGCGGAGCCCCGGGTGGAGTACCGGTGGAGGCACCACCGGAGTACACCTCCGGCTGACCACCCTGCGCGGGAGGTCGAGGTCTAGGCTGGTCGGTAGGTCGCTGACCCTTGCGGGCGAGCCACCGCTCGCGCTCCAGGCGCTGCTCGCGCAACACCTTGCCGCCGGTCTCCGGCCAGTCGTGAATTACGTAGCCGAGGTCGTGGCGCTCGACGTAGCCGGCCAGCACCAGCGCTGCCTCCCAGTCCTCGGCGCGGCCCGGCCAGCACGCCGCGACCGCCAGCTCCTCGGCCGTCGCGTTCGGGATCATCCCGGTCTCGTCCGCGCTGGTCATCGCCCAACACCACAGGCGCACCAGCGCGCCGATCACCGCGTTGGCGTCTGCGCGCAGGAGCGCCACCAGGCGCACCGTCTTGCGATGGCCAGGCATCGACACGTAGACAGGGACGTGGAGGCCGATCGGCATCTACTCGCCCGCCTGCTCGTCGCTGCCGACCGCGAGCAACGCCTCGGCGTCCTCGTCGGCCCACAGCACTCGGGAGCCGGCGTCAGCGCCCGAAAAGTTGGGGTCGGGGTTGGCGTTGTAGCCGGCGAGCGCGCTCGCGCGCAGCAGCTCGCGCTTGTCGAGCGGACACTCCAGCGCGTCCTTGAGGTGGCCGAGCATACGCAGCAGCGCGCGGTGCCGCCGCTCGGCGGGATCGTCCGCCGCCGGTGTGACGTCGTGGTCCTGCTCTGCCGCTGCCATCAACTCACCTCCGTGCTTCCGGCGCCCGGCCGCCCTCGGGCGCCTCACAGCCGACGGTCCCTTCCAGCCCGCACTTGGCGGCGCGGGCGTCATCAGGACGTTCTCGCGAATCACGAACCGAGCCTCACCACCTGGCCGAGCTGCGCCGGGCGCGGGATGCGGCGGGTGACGATCTCCACCCACCAGCCGCGAGCGGAGCGGTAGACGTTCAGGCGCGGCAGCGCCGCGACCAGGCGAGCGACGATCCTCGGGCTCATGCGACCCCCCTGCATTTGGCACACAGCTCCCCGTGGCGCACCCACGGGCCGCCGGCGAGGTACTTCCCACAGGCAGTGCACAGACGGCGGCCGGGCGCCGCGCCCCGCCCGGCCTCCTCATGCTCTGGTGTTGCTATCGTTTGGGTCCCACGTCCCCGTCGCGCGGCCTTGCAAGCACCGGCGACCGGGCGCGGTGCACGGTCCTCCGGCTCGTGGCTCCCCGCCGGCGACGGCCTCTCGGGGAGCGGCACACCCTGGACGTTGGAGGGACCCGCTTGGGTTGGTATCAAGGTTGGCGGTGGAGCGTCGATTGCGGCCGACGTCTCGGCGTCGACGAGTTGGTGGTCTGAGCCCGTCATTTCCACCCGCTCCACGCGATCCCATAGATCCCGCATCACACGCGCCGGCCGCGCGCCGAGGGCGCCGCCCGCGACGAGCTGCTGCAGGCGGGCCTGCGCCGCGGTCGACGAGCCGGCACCGTGCAACGTCCCGCCGCAGATGCAGTCGCACCCCGCGTGCGTCGCCTCGTGGCACCGCGAGTCGCAGCGGCCGCCGGCGTGGTCGACGATCAGGGCCGTCACGCCTGCTCCCACGGGTCGGACCAACCCAGCATGACGATCGCGGGACGCGGCTCCTCCTCGCGCGAAAAGGATGCCGGCTGGCGACCGTCACACGGGCCGATCCCGGTGGCGCCAGCCGCCGTGAGGAAAGTCACGACCGAACGAGGATCCCCGCCTGCCGGAGCCGCGGGCGGGGGCGCGGGAAAAGTTCCCGATGGTGCGGCGCCGACGGGGCCGCCCTCGGAGTCGTGGCCGACCGGCTCGGCCTGGATGGTGGACGGGGCCCCGCCGTCCGCGGGTACGGCACGCTTGGCGCATGACGGGCACAGGTCGTGTGCGACCACGACGCCGTCGGCGAGCAGGTCGTCGCCGAGCGCCCAGCCGATCCTGCCGGCGACCGCGTGCAGGTCGGCGAGGGTCGGTAGCGCCTCGACCAGGTCCTCGCGCCCACACCCGGGCGTCGAGCATCGCAGCGTGAACGTGAGCATCGCGCTCACCGGCCCACCTCGAGCGCCAGGGCCGTCTCGAGGTCGGCCGCGGCCTTCAGGACCCGGCTGTACGACGTGAACCACTTACTGGACTTCGCTTCGGTGTGCGCCATCTCGACCGCCAGTCGCGCGAGCTCGACCAAGCGCGGGCGCAGCGGATCCACCGCCGCCACCGGCGCCGAGGACCGTCCGCCGAGGCGGGCTGCGACCTGGTCGGCGATCGGTGCGGCCAGGCGCGCGGCCAGACCGTCGACGAGCGCCGCGAGGTGGCGGCCCAGATCGCCGTTCGTGCGGGCGGCGGCCTCCGGCGCGCCGTTCCGCTCGGTCCACACCGGCCGCTCCGGGGCTCGCGCGCCGTCGCCACCCGGCACCACCAGCAAACGCTGGCGGGGCGGGTGCGGCGGGCCGTCCTCCGAGGATCCGATCGAGATGGCGGAGACATCGCGGACGGCGTCGGCGAGCGTCGCCTTGCGCGGCGTCGTCCGGGCGTCGCGCGAGCCCTTCACCGCGCGCGCCGGCGAGACCGGTACCGCCTCCCCGGCCAGAGTAGCCTCGGCGCACGTCGCGATGCGCGCGGCCGCCTCGGCGCGGGCCTCGCGGGCCCGGCGCTTGCCCTCGCGGAGCTGCGCGACCTTCGCCGCGCGCTCCTTGGGCGACAGGCCGTTCCACTGCGACGCCCCTTGCTTCGCCATCCGCGCGGTGTGCGCCGCGCGAAACTCAGGCGTCCACCTCGCGCGCATCCGATCGGCCTGCGCGGCTCGCTGCTCGGGGCTCCATGCCTTCGCCATCACCACCCCTCCGTCACTGTTCCAACGCCTGCAGCAGCCGCTCGAGCTCCGCGCGGCGGATCAGGACCTTCTTCCCGATGCGTGCGCAGCGCAGGTGTCGCGGCGAAGTCGCCGGCGTCTTGCAGAGGCGCCGCAGTTCCCCCTGGCCGATCCCGGAGACCTTCGACGCCGCAACGATCCCCATCCCCACCGTTTGCTGCGCGGCGGCGAGCTGCGCGGCAGCCTCCACCGCGCTCACCGCCACCCGCTGCGCCGCCGCCTCGACCACCTGGTCGACCAGCGCCGTCACGCCCTCCGGGGCGACCAGGCGCGCGGCGAGCTCGGCGCCGATCCGTTCCGCCACCGCCGTCACCGTGTCCGCAACCAGCGCCTCGAGCAACGCGCCGGGCGCCGGCGTCGCGCGGTGCGGGAGCACGCGGCTCACCGGATCCCCCGGAACAGCCCGACAAGCCACGAGCCGGCGGCGTAGCCGAGCCGCTGCAGGGGCGACAGGCGCACCGGCTGCCACTCCACGCCGTCGATCACCACCCGGAACCCGCTCGGCAGCCCGGACAGGCAGAGCACCCCGGGGAACAGTGTCGCCGTCGGGCGTCCGGGGGCGGCCGGCCTGGCGGCGGCCTGCGCCGCGGCCGCGGCCTCCACGTCGCGGCGGGCGGCCTCGACGATCGCCGCCTCCTCGTCCGCCCACCAGGGATCGCCCTCCGTCTCCTGGAGGAACTGGATCCAGCGGACATCGCGAAACGCCGTCTCGCTCGGGGGCACGCCGCGCGGGCTCATGGACGCCTCCCTCGCGCGCACCACGCGACGGTCCGACCCAAGCCTCGTAGCAGGGCCATCAGGCAGACCGCGAGCAAGGCGCCAGGCCAGCCGATGAACACCAACCCGCGCACGATCTCGTCGCCGCCGCTGTCCGTCGACCGCACCGGCCACAGCCAGAGAGCCACCACGGTCCCCGAGAGGAGGTACGCGCACAGCGCGAACACCCACGCCTCGGCGGTCATCGCGACCCCTTCGCCACCGCGCGCGGGACGTCCGACGACTCGCGCGAGAGCCGCTGAAAGCGGGCGGCCAGCTCCTGCATGTCCCGCGGCGTGTAGCCAGACGGTGAGGAGGTCGAGCCCGTCATCAGCCGGGTGGCGAACCCCACCGCATCCCCGGCCGCCTCGCTCACCTCGGCGAGCTCCACCGGGAACGGTTTTGCCTCCTGGTGCCGCGCCTCGAAGAACGGCTCGAACAGCCACGCGCGGTCGTCGGCGTCCAGCACCATCGCGGCGAACGCCAGATCGAGCACGTGCGCGTGCCGCTTCTCCGACGTCGGGATCTCGGGGTTCTCGCTGTTGAGGATCCGCTCGAACTGCTGCCGCGAGTGCGGCGTCATGGCCTTGTGCGAGCGGTGGGCCAGAATCCGGAGCCGGGCCAGCACGTCGCCGGTGATCCGGTGCGCTTCGGCCAGCCGCGCACCTTGATCCGGGGCCGGCAGGAACCGATCGTAGGCGCGAGACGGGACTGACATGCTAGCGCTCCTCACCCTGAACCGGAGTTGCCGCTGCGACGCCGCGGGCGTCGGCGCCATGCAACGGGTGAGCTGCACCGGCGGCGGCCCGCGCGGTGAGCAGCGAGCGCAGGTTGGGGGCCGGCGAATGGTCGTGCCGCGCAAAGGTCCGGAGAGCGTCGGCGAACGGGCGGAGGTCGTCCACGGGGGCCATCGCCTACTCGTTCGCCGCCGACGGCAGGGTGCGGGAGCCAAAGGACTCCTCGTAGGTCACCGTCCGACCGAGACGCTTCGAGAGCCAAGCGAGGATCTTGTCGATGTTGTCCCGTGTGACGTTGGCGTCCGGGTCGTTCGCCCAGCGGCTCACCTGCGCCTTGTCGAGCCCAAGATCCTTCACGAGCTCGACTTGCTTCACCTGGTTGAGTTCTAGGAACTGGCCGAGCATGTTAGTTGTGCCTCACGTCAACCAACATAATGCCGGTTGTGTCCCTTGTCAACCCCCCTACGGAAACGCGGTAGGGTTGTCACCGGTGACAACTACGGGGCATTCCTTTGCCATGCGCTTGCGCGAGCTGATCCCCGATGGGACCGTGAAGGAATTCGCCCTCGAGATCGGGATGGACCTGCCGCAGCTCATGAGGTACAGGTCTGGCGAGACGGTGAACCCCACCCTCGCCACTATCGAGCGCTTCGCACGCGCCCTCGAGGTATCCCCGTCCTTCCTCCTTACTGGCGAGGAGACGCCTGTCTCTCGGGTGAGCGAGAGCTCCGCGGTGTACGGCGTCGACGCCGTCCCGCTGCCGGTCCTCGCCCAGGAGATCGCCGCGGGCCCGGTGCGCGAGCTCGACGAGCGCGAGACCGGGGCGCCGTACTACTTCCGCCCGGAGTTCATCCGCCGCGCCGGCGGCGTTCGCAACTTGCGCCTCCTGCACATCTCGCGGCACCCGGCCTACGGCAGCTCGATGCTGCCGACAATCCGGCCCGGGTCGCTCGTCCTCGTCGACCGCCGCGAGGTCACCAAGGACACATTCCGCCAGGGCGCGATCTACATCGTTCGTTCGGAGACGGACGAAGGCGTGACCGTGAAGCGCGCCTGGTACGCCGACGGCATTCTCGTCGCCTGGGGTGACAACCCCGACGCCCCCCGCTTCGCGATCCCGGTGAAAGGGACGCGGCTCGCGGACCACCTCCGCGGCCGCGTGGTGTGGTGGAGCACGGAGGACCTGTAGCACACCGAAGGAGACAGAGAAGAGCGATGGACGAGATCGAGGACTTCTACCACTTCACCGGACCGGCTCGCCTCGACAAGGCGGTCAACTCGCTGCTCGGGATCCTGACCGGCATAGCCGCCGACTCGAAGGTCACCGATGAGGAGATAGGCTTCCTGGTCCGATGGGTCGAGCGGCACCAGGAGTATCGGGACAGGCACCCATTCAACGAGCTGCTGCCAGTGCTCGCAGAGGTTCTCGCTGATGGTGTACTCACGGCCGAGGAACACGCCGACCTCCTCTGGCTTTGCGAGCGGCTCCAATCGACGGACTACTACGCAGTCGCGACCGCCAACATGCAACGCCTGCACGGCATCCTCGCTGGCGTGGCCGCGGATGGGGTCATCACGATCGAGGAGCTCCGAGGCCTCTCGGCGTGGCTTCTTGAACACGAGGGCCTGAAGCGCTGTTGGCCGTACGACGAGGTCGATGGCCTCGTGACTGGCATGCTGGCCGACGGCCACCTGGACGAGCGCGAGCATCAAATGCTCCTGAGCTTCTTCTCGGAGTTTGGTGGCAGCGAAGGCCGGCGGACCATCGAACGGCCACTCGTCGACATTGCTGGCACCCTCCGAGGCGTCTGCGCCGTGTGCCCCGAAGTGAGGATCCCAGGCTCGCTCTTCTGTTTCACAGGCGAATCCGCCAGGTTCAGCCGGAAGCAGCTTACCGACCTGGTGCGCCACCTTGGAGGGCTCTGCTCGACCTCGGTGACGCGCAAGCTCGACTACCTGGTTGTCGGCGCCGAAAGCAATCCATGCTGGGCCTACGCCTGCTATGGCCGCAAGGTTGAGAAAGCCGTCGACCTACGCAAAGCCGGATCCCGCCTGCTCGTGATCCACGAGAACGACTTCCACGACGCCGTGGCGGATTCGAGGCGCTGACGCCATCAGGGCGCCGGTGCTATGGTGGTTGGAAGACCTGTAGCGCGGAGGCACACATGGTCCTGATCATCATCTGGTGCTTGTTCGCAGTCCTGGGCGCGGCCATTGGGCAGAGCAAGGGCCGCCTCGGGGAAGGGCTCGCGGCCGGCCTGCTGCTCGGCCCCATCGGTCTGATCTTCATCGCCGTCGTCAAGGACCAGCGGAAGCGGTGCCCGCACTGCCGGGAGGTGATCGCACCCGAGGCGTCGGTCTGCCCGCACTGCCAGCGCGACATCCCAGACCCCGCGAACTTCCCGTGCCCGAAGTGCAAGAAGGCGTTCTTCGTGGCGGCGGACGCGCACGGTCACGCGGCGCGCTGTCCGCACTGCAAGAAGATGGTCCAGACCTGACATGACCCGCCGTCGAGCTGCAGGCGAAGGGACGATCACCCACCGGAAGGACGGGCGCTGGGAGGGGGCACTCACCGTCGGCGCGACCGACGCGGGGAACCCCAAGCGGCGGCGGGTCTACGGCCGCACGCGCGCGGCGGTCCTCGCCAAGATCGACGCGCTGCGCGTGGAGGCGTCGACGACGGGGATCATCGCCCCGGACACGATGACCGTCGCCGGCCTGGTCGACCTCTGGCTCGAGGCGAAGGGGCGGACCTGCCGGGACTCCACGCTGGACAACTACCGCACCCTGCTCCGGGTCCACGTCACCCCGGAGCTCGGCGAGCTGCGGGTGCAGCGCCTCACCGCGCTGCGCATCCATGCCCACCTCGCCGCCCTGGCGGCCTCCGGGAGCTCCGTGCACCTGGTCCGGTACGTCTGGCACCTGCTGCGCGGCCTCCTCGACCAGGCGGTCAGGTGGAGGGTGATCCCGGCCAATCCCGCGCTCGAGGTCGTGGCGCCGGCGAAGCCGCGCCGGCGCCCGCACGACCTCTGGACGCCCGACGAGGTCCGCGCCGTGCTCGCGGCCGCGACGACGTCGCGCACCTACGCCGCCATCGTGCTGGCCCTCACCTGTGGCCTACGGCGCGGCGAGGTCCTCGGCCTGCGCTGCTCGGACTACGACGCGGAGCGCGGCTTGCTCACCGTCCGGCGCACGGTCGTCGTCGTGAAGAACCAGGCCGTCACGGGCGAGCCGAAGACCGACCGCGGCTACCGCTCGCTCTACCTCCCTGCGGACGCCCGCGCGGCCCTCGAGGCGCGCCTGGCGGCAGTTGCGGCGGAGCGGAAGCACGCGATCGAGGAAGAGGTCTGGACCGGCGGCGACGACCCCTACGTCTTCGGCACGCCGATCGGGGCCCCGACCCACCCCCGCAACTTCCTGCGGGCCTTCACCGAGCTGGTGGCCACCGCCAAGGTGCGGCGGATCCGCTTCCACGACCTGCGCCACGCCTACGCGACGATGGCGCTCGCCCGGGTGCCGCTGCCCACCCTCTCCGCGCGCCTGGGCCACCACGCCGTCAGCTTCACCCTCGACGCCTACACCGAGGAGCTGCCCGGCGACGACGTCGAGGCGGCGATCCCCCTGGCCGAGCTGCTCGACCGCGGCCGGAGCGCGAATTGACCCGCTATGCCGTCACGCTGCCGTCAACCAGCCAAAGCGCCGCCCGCGCGGCTTTTCTAAGTTGTTGTTGGGGTGGTGTTTATTTGGTCGGGACGGCGAGATTCGAACTCGCGACCCCTTGAACCCCATCTTGATAGGGCATGTGACGCGGCGGGATCCCGGCTTCGCACTGTGCTGAGCCGTGAGGCACTTGGGAGGGGCGACGCGACGCGACGTGACGTCCGGTGTTACCGGCGATGCCGTCAGCGCTGCCGTCAAAAAGAGGCCGCGGCCCGGAGAAGGGGTCCCGGGCCACCGGAAGGAGGGATGAGGAGAGCCGGCGTCAGCGCGGGCGTGGCGTGGGCGTAGGAGGCGGAACCCGGTACGGCTGCAACATCACCTCCAGGTCGGCGGCGTAGTCGACCGCCGACCGGTAGGCGTACTCGAGTGCAAGCAGCTTGATGCCGAGATCATCCGAGAGGATGCCGTCGAGGACGATCTGCCAGGTTAGGGCAGGCTCCAGGCTCGGCGGCTGTGGGCACGAATCGTAGACCGGAACATAGTCGGTCACGATCGCCGGCAGGGGGGCGGGCGTCGGGATCGGCGCCGGCGGGCGGGTTGAGCCGCAGCCCCAGATCAGCGCGGCAACAACCGCGAGGACGCCGATGAGCAGGAACATGATCGCCCCACGCTCCAAGCACCCGGGCGGCTTGATGGCGGCGAAGTCACCCTCGGGCATGGTCAACTCCCTCCTGAGATCGACAGCCCGCCGTACCCCAGGCGCCGGAGCTCGGCGGCCTTGCCGGCGGGCGTGCGCGGGTCCATCTCGAGCAGGCGCAGCAGGAGTTCGTCGATCGCCCGGCGGAGGTCGGTGACATTGTAGGGGCGCATGGCGGCCTGCGCAGCGGCCGCTTGATGCTCGGCGCGCGACGCCGCGAGCGCGCGGTCGCGTTCGGCGATCGCCGCATCCATCGCGCGACGCCGCTCTCCGGCGGCCAGGAGCGCGACGTCCTGCGCCTCTATCCGCTTGATGAGGTCGGCGATCTTCGCCCGCGCCTCTGCGTCGGACGCCACCCAGCGGTCGATTGCGCTCCCGCGGGCGGCGGCGAGGCTGGCCTGCGCCTCGACGCGCAGCTCGAGGCGCTCCCGGGCGGCCGCGTCCCAC